TTGGAGCGACCGATGCGCGCTGGTGCCCCCCGGCCGTCGCGGATGATGTCGATTGCCGCATCGATATCGATGGTGTCCCACACGGCCGGATCCTGCTTTGCCGCGGCGATCTCGCCGACCGCGCCCAGCGTAGTTTCTACGGCGTTGACCTCTTCGATCTTCTGCGCCTTGGCGTTCGGTGATTCGAACTTGACGCTGAAGCTGCGGCCGGCCAGCGACTGGGGCGGCGGGGTGAGGATACCGGCACGCAGCGCCAGGGCGAAGCAGCGGTAGATCATCGGCGCATACCACTCGGCTTGCATGCGGCCGTAGATCGGGCCGAGCAGCTGCCGGATCATCTGGGTGCGAACGTGAATCTCGGTCGCGGTGCGCACCGGACCATCCTGCGGCGCCAGCTGGTCGGACATCAGCGTCTTGCGGATGGCGGCCTGCAGACTTTCTTTCTTTGTGAACGAGATTTCGAAGTTCCCGCCCGGAACCAGCGGCTTCATGCTGTCCACGCTGTTGGCCACGATGATCTTGCGCGGGCCCACCTTCACGGTGCGCGGGTTGAGCACGCCGTCGTCTTCGGCAATCCACATGCCAGAAATGGCCATGTCGATATTCACGTTCTCCATGCTCACCAGGTGGTTGAGCTGCTTGACGTCGGGCAGCGCGCGGAACATCGGCCCGATCGCATACTCGCTGTTCGGCAGCTTGGACCAGCGCGGCGCGACGAACGGGCACTCGTGATAGCCGGACTCGCGCACCAGGTGCTTGGTGTCTACCTCTACGTGGCAGGACGCGAACGCCAGGTTCTTGGCGCGCACGCCGGTGTCCTCGGGGCTGCGCGGATAGATCGACTGGCAGAACTTGAATTTCTGATCAGGCTTGTTGTCGGCCAGCGCCTTGCGCACCTTCTCGCTGACGTTGGCCTCGCCGAAGTCCTTGACGGCCTGCTCGGCGGTCAACTCGTACGACCGCACCAGCGTGTCGGGCAGCCCGCCAGCCTTCGAGGACGAGATGTAGCACGAGGCGATGGGCCACAGGTCGAAATGATAGCCGCCCTTCTCGCGGTCCACGTCGATGAACATGACGAACCAGCCAGCGGGAATCATGTCCGTACAGGCCTCGTAGCCCACCGCATCGAAGTTCGAGCCGTGGATGTTTGTGAACACGGTGTCGGCTGACGCGTCAAACCAACGGTTTTCCTCGTCGCTGTCCTCGCCCGTGGTCAGGCCGAACCAGCGCGAGTTGCTGGGCGTGCCGCCGCTCATGATGGCCGCGGCGAGGATCTGGCCCGAGTCGGTGCTGGTGGAGTCCATGAGGCGCGCGCGCTTGGCCTGCAGTGCGGATGCGTCACTCGTTTCACCGTAGAAGCCGTCGCCGCGCTCGGGGAAGGAGTAGTCGAAGCAGTCGCGCCATAGCTGCTCATGCGGGCCGCGCAGCGTTTCGAGCGATTGTTTCCGGCGGATGACCTGCGCCGCGATGTCTTCGTCTGCCATGGCTTAGCCTCCCAGCTTGTCTTTGCCCTGCGCCAGCACGGAGCTGGTGGCCACAGCGCCAGGCGCGCCCATGGCCCCGGACGAGAGCAGGGATTGGCTGCGCTTCGCGCGGCGGCCCATCGCTGCCTTTGCGTTGGCTGCAATGGTGGCCTCGGTCGCGACCTTCTCGCGCTCGACCTTTGGGTCCTTCTCGGGTGGTAAATCTGGGGCGCCTCCGCACATGGGGGTCTCCTGGCTGGGTGGTGGGGCGGGATTACTTCTTGGCTTCTGGCGCCGGCGGGCACAGGTAGCCGTCCAGCGTCCTGACCGGAGCGGTCAGCGTGGTGTGGTCGATGTCCTTGGCACGCATGTTGGCGTAGTCGTGCTTGCTGCGCGGTGCAGCAGAGTTGCCGACAGTGCCCTCGATTGCCTTGCTGGCGGCTTGCATCTGCACGCTCAGCTCGTCGCGCAGGATCGCGCGCTCTTCTTCGCGGATGTGGGCACGTATGGCGTCCATCTCGGCTTGGTCGAGCGTGGGCTTGAACGTGCCGCTCGCAGCTGCCTCGGGCTCTGCCTCGGGCTCCGGGGTCTTGTCGACGGTCGCGGCCGGCGCTGGCGCTGCCTCGGGCGCGGGCGCACCAGGCACTTGCACGGTGGTGACGCGGGATTTTGCTGGGGTACTGGACATTGAGGACTCCGATAGACGTTGATCAAAGGTAACGTCTCGGAGTATCGACGCGACAGCCGGTCGGAATCCCGACTATTCACGCCATGAACGAGTACAGGCTTATCGTAGGAGCTTCAGCGACATCCTTGCCGCCTGCCTGAGACCAGAACGTCAGTAGCCTGACCCCGGTGTGGTAAAGCGGCTGGGCGCCCTGCTTGTAGCCGATCAGTGTGCTCTTCGGAATCGCGGTGAAGTGCGCAATGTCGTACAGGCTGTACCCCTGTTCGTTGAGCTGCTGGAGTAGCCGGAACCAGTCTATCCGGAACGTCTGCGCGCCCTGGCGCTTCAGCGCTGGTCTAGCTGGATCAGCATCGAAGTCGAGCGCAAGTTGATCAACAAACGCGCGCGCACGCGAGAGATCGACCGGCTCGGACATCACTCGCCCTTCCCATCGTCTTGCTCATCGCGAGGTGTTGCCCATAGTGCAACAAGGCACATGGCGCAGCTCATGAGCACCAGGATGGCAATCGCGCCCGCAACGAATTCCCAAAAGCTCACAGCAGCCCCAGCTGCGGTTGAGCGGTTGCAATCGCGGTCACGGTCACGACGACGCGGGCCTCGCCATCGGGTTCCATGCGCTCGGCGGTGAGCTTCCGCACCCACTTGTCGTCATCGATCACGATGTCCTTAAGCGAGTCGAGCAGCACCTTGTTGGCGTTGTCGATATCGATGCACTGGACCGTGTCGTCCCATGCGGCGCCGCACATGCGCTGGCGCTTCTGCCAGTCCAGGGGGCGGTGCGGGAACAGCTTCACATCGACGTGCACGCGGCCGGTGATTGGGGCGATGACGCCGCATGCGCGCGCCAGCAGCAGTACGGATGCCTTGAACGCCTTCGCCTCGGCGGTCACGTAGAGCATCGGCATCTGCTTCCCCTTGATCTTGACGACTCGCGAGGCCCAGTAGCGGTTGGCGCTGATCGGGTAGGGCAGGGTGAGGGTGATCGTGTTCATGCGCAGCCCCAGCCGCCGCCGATCGGATCGCCATACCAGCCGCCAGGTGGAATCCGTTCGCGAAGGCTGCCGTTGCGCCCATCCTGACCGGAACGACGATGGCCAGCGCGTGCGCGATCGGTTGAGCAGTCGTAGCGCCAGCCCTTGCCGGCGTAGCGGCCTTCGCGCTGATTGCGTGATTCGGTGGTTCGTTTCATGTCGTGCTTTCAGGGCGCCCGGGTTGGCCCGGGCTGTTGTGGGTTAATCGCGCATGGCGTGGACGACGCCACGGAACAGGTAGTCTTTCGCCTGCTGCTCTGGCGCCAGGTTCTCGAATGGCACGAGGCACGGGTGGGTTTTCGCTTCCGGGTCCTTGACCGGGCCGTAGACCCAGCCGTCGTTCAGCTTCTGATTCATCCAGCTGATGTGCGATGCCTCGGGCCCGAAGTCGCCCATGGTGTGCAGGTCAACGCCCATGCGTGCAGACTCGCGCTGCCACGCTGGGGCTTTTTCCCACGATGGCTGGCTGTTGTCGCCGAGCGCGGCGCAATAGGCGCGGTTGACTTCGTGGGCGACGCGAGCAATGCGGTCAAGCGGATGGACAGAAACGACCTGCTCGATGACCTCGTCGCTGCCTTGAAACAGATGCGCCTTGCCTTTGATGATGCTTTCCATGGTGTCTCCTGTGGTGCTGCGGTTGGCGCTTGCGCGCGAATTTATTGCCGGTTGCGTCTTGCGGCTTCGGCCTTGTCGACCCGGGCCTGCCAGTCGTCGTAGCTTTCGTCTGGGCCTTTGGGCTCGGTTCCCTGCGGCTTGCGCGGTTTCGCGGGGGCGGCGATGGCGCTGCCGGGCTTTGCCGCTGGTGGGTTGAGCATGTCGTTGACGATCGGGATCAGGTAGTTCGCTGGAATCGGCGCCTTCTCGCCCTTGGTGATGCGAGCGGTGGCCACGGCCTCGAGCAGCAGCGGAAGCGGTACGGCAGCCTTCGCCCACTCCTGCACGGCAGGGTGCGTGAACGGGGCGATAACGCCTTGGCGTCGTAGGGCAACAGCGATCTGGATCGCAGGATCGTCCGACACGGGCGGCGTTTCCCGCATGGGCAGGCCAGCAGCAGCCGGCGGCCGGTAATCGTCGGCAGGGGGCATGTCGATTTCGGGATCGAACGACGACGGCGAACGCTCGCCCGGGTTACTGTCCGTAGAGTCGTCGTCGTCCTTTGTTTTTAATACTGGTGATTGGTGATTGGTGATTGGTGATTGGGTAGCCGTTGCAGGCGTTGCAGGTGCCGTTACAGGTAACGTTCCTGTTTCTGGTGTTTGCGTTGCTGGTCCCGTAGCTTGAATGCGGTCGGCTAGCGTCCGCAACTCGGTCATGCCGATGTTCCAAGGCGCGTGCATGCCGGCATCGGTGACCACTTTGAACAGGCGCGCGCGCTCGTCGCGGTGCCGCTTCATGCGGTTGTCCTCGTTCGCTTTCTTGACCTCGCGCTCGGGCTCGCCATCCTGGAAGCGTTGGATGGCCTGGTCGCATGTGGCGTTGTGCCAGCCGTCGTCGCGCAGCTCGAAGAACTCGGCCAGTACCGCGGCCACGGCATCGCGCTGGGCCTTCGACACGGCGCGCACCTGGCGGCATGCTTCCTTGACGTCAGCCGGCACCGGCTTCTCCTTGCGGTAATACCAGCGGATCAAGCGCGTGTACGCCAGGTCCTGGTCCCAGGTCAAATGCTGGGTGGCCGTGTCGTAGTCGCGGATGTGGTGCTCGAAGTAGTTCATGCTGCGGCCAGCATCGCGGTGATCGCATCGCACATCATTGGGGGCGGCACGGCGTTGCCCAGCAAGTGCATCGCCAGGCGCGTGTCGCCGGGCAGGAAGTATGATTTTGGGAAGCCCATCCCGGTCTTTGCCTCGGGCACCATCAGCATGCGCATGCGGTCGCCATCGACGACGGCCCAGCGGTCGCGCGTGGTGATCGTGCCGATTGGGCGTGACAGGCAGCGGCCGGTCAGGCCCGACCCCTTGCCGTAGTAAGGCATGATGAAGCGCTCACCGAAGGCTGCGCGGCCGGCGGCCACGCGGCGCAGGGTTGCCGGCACGTGGCCTTCGACGGTGGTCCATTTCCCGGCCTCAAAATCGATAAAGCTGCTGGCCGGCACGTGCTCGCGCTTCGGCATGCGCAGCATCAGCGGATGCTTGGCCAGCGTGCCGATGTACAGCAGGCGCTGGCGGTGCTGCGGCACGCCATGGTCGGCGGCGTCCACTACCTGAATATCGAGGCAGTAGCCGAGCGCCTCGATAGCCATGCGCCAGGCCGGATACAGCGCCCACTTGAGGAAGCCTTTCACGTTCTCACCAATGAAGAATTGCGACCGGTGGTACTCGAGCGCGTCGAGCACGGCCCAGGCGGTCGCGCGGCTATCGTCGTGCTCCGGATTGTTCGCCGCCTTGCCGCGCGCTGGGCTGTTACCCTGGCAGCACCACGAAGCAAGCAGCAGGTCGAAGCTTGGGACCTCGCGCCAGTTCGTCCGCTGCAGGTCCTCACACGCGTGCAGGGTGCCCGGGTGATTCACCGCATGCACGTCGACGGCAGGCTGGAAGTGATTCCCAGCCCAAACCACTTCGCACCGCGCCATCCTCGCGCCCTCGGAAGATCCGCCGCCGCCGGCGAACATGACTGCGGTCTTCACGCCACCCCCTGAGCCATCTCAACACGCGCCCTTGCCACCGGCGCAGTATGGGAAGCGTGGGAGGCTTTGCGCAACGCGGCCAGGCGGTCGTAGCGGCGCTCGAAGGTGGCAGCCGCAGCCGTCCACGGGTTCATGCCGTGCGAGTCGCGGCCTTTGCCGCTCATGACGGCGGCGCGCGCGAGCTTGCGGATGTAGCGGCGGGAGACGATGGGGGCGTCCACTATTCGCCTCCTGCATCGGGTGCATCGGGATCGACAAAGCGCTCCGGGTATAAAATTTCCATCTCCGTGATTTCACCCCCGAAGTGTTTGGCGAGCTTTTCGGCGATTTCGGTCGATGGCTTTTGCTTGCCGTTCTCGATCCGCGACAGGTTCCCGGGATCGATTCCGACCGAACGACAAACCTCCACGATGGTCTGACCTTTAGCCTCGCGAATCTGGCGGAGTGGTGATTTCATGATTTACCTGTAGGAATGATATGCGTAGTACGCATATTACGACCCTATTTAAAAATGCGCAAGACGCTTTGCGTGATCCGCATTAAATTATTAGTATGTACAGATGACAATAGGATCAAATATCAGGCAACTGCGCAAAGCGCGCGGGCTGACCATCAACCAGTTGGCCGCCCTCATCGAAAGTGATGTTGGAAACCTGTCGCGCCTGGAGCGGGATATGCAGGGCTACAGCGATACTCTCCTGCAAAAACTCTCGGCCGCACTAGAAGTGCCAGTTGCCGCGTTTTTTGACAATAAAGAGGCAAATCGAATGTCTGATACACTCGGCATACACATTGCCGAGAAGGAAGATAGTGATTTTGTTCAGATACCTATGGTTAGGCTGCGTTTGGAGGCTGGCGTGACCGGATTCCAAACCGAGCCAGATCGGCGCGAGGGCAGCACGCTTGGGATGCGGCGCAGCTGGATCGAGCGCACCGGCTACGACCCTGCACAGTTGGTAGCTATTGTAGTGCGTGGCGCCAGCATGGAGCCCTCACTGTACGAGGACGATATCGTTGTGATCAACCTGGCCGACAAGCACCCTTTGGACGGGGAGGTCTACGCGTTCAACTATGAAGGTGAGGCCGTCGTAAAGCGGCTGTCACGAGACGCGGGCGACTGGTGGCTGATGTCGGATAACGTCGACCAGCGGAAGTATCACCGGAAGGTGTGCCGCGAGCACTGCATGATCATCGGGCGCGTGGTGCGTAAGGAAAGCGACCGGATATGACCTCACGCCCCACCTGGGATGAGACATTGGGCGCGGTGCTTTGGCTTGCTGCCGCGGTCGCGTTCATCTTTCTGATCCGGTGGGCTTGGCGCGATCGACACCTGCACAGTGTACGGCTCAACAGTCCAATGAAGCGCCTGGCCGCTATCGCGCTTGCGTGCAGCTCGCTGCTACTTGCCGTTGGCATAAGCCAATTAGGATATGAATCCTCAGGCCTATCGGATTTCACTCAAAAATTCTTCGTTGATGTTCTATTTTCTGACAGGTGGGGGCGTCATTACGCTTGGCAGGTCCAGTATGGATTTTACGGTGTACTTGTTGGTCTTCTTCTTACCTTCTACTATGACGCCACCTTAGGACGCCTCTTCAACTGGATTCGCCGAGGATAGCCCCACCCTGTATTGCACAGCCCGCCCTGAGCGGGTTTTTTTTCGTTCACGTTTTTGCGAGGACGCAGAAATAAATTTGCCACGAGTTCAAATATGCGCTTGACGCATATTGCGAATATGCGTAATATACAAATCAAGGAAGCGCACCACAACGCACCAGCAACCACCGCGAACCACCGGAGAACGACATGGCAAACCTTAAAGATGACGGCTTCCGCTACATGGTCAACCCGGATGGCAAAGGCTGCGACTGGATTCACCCGCTCGAAGTCGATTCGCGCGCTGGCTGGACAGATTGCACCGACATGGACGACGCCGAGTTCGACGCCTTCATGGGCGTGCAGGAGTTCATGGGCGTCCTTTTCATGGAGCCAGCATGAGCGCCCAGCTGCTGCACAGCGGCTACCAGTACGACGACAGCCTTTCGGTCGACCTGTACGGCTGCGTCGACGAAGGCGAGCACGTGGTGGAGCTGGTTTGCATCGCCGGCACCAAGCACGACATCACGGTGCTGTTCGCCCGCCGCAAGCTGCAGATCTTCGAGCTCTGGCTCGACATCTACGGCAACCCGGCTGCGGCGCAGGTGGCCGCGAAGTACCGGCATGAGATTGCGGCGCTGCCGGACTGATTCAGGGGAGCGCGGCGCTGCTCAGTCCAATCCGTCCGCTATGGGGTGCACCACCTGAACGACTGGTGACCTGCTTGGAAAGCCGCTCGCACTGCGTCAGGTGCAAACGCCTGACCCTCGTAAGGGGTCGCCACACGGAAGTGCTGTCCCACAACGGGGCGCTGGTCGACAAGCCAGCGATACGGCGCTCAGGGAAAGCACTTCCGTGTAGCACCCGAACAGCACCAGCTACCGGAGCCCAGCCATGGAAAAGCAGAAAGTGCGCGATTGGATGAAGCAGCGGGAGGACGAGCGCAAACGACTGCCGCCGCCCTCGCCCGAGGAAATCCGCAGGCAGCTGGGGCCGGTACCACCAACGAAGAAGAGGGGATGAAATGGTAAATCACGACAATAGCGACACGGCTTTTCCGAGCCACGGGACGATGGGCGAAGTGGTCGAGCGCGGCATGTCGATGCGTGACTACTTTGCTGCCAAGGCGCTGGTGATCGTTGCGGCTGCTGGCGGTATCGACCATATCGGTCCACAGGAATGCGCCAGCGCTGCCTACGAAATTGCCGACGCCATGCTCGCCGAGCGTGCCAAATGAAGCGCCTCGTCCTTTTCCAAGTCGCGCTGGCCATGGTCTGCGCCCTGGTGCTTGGCCACCTCGGCGAGCAGTTGGTGCAGACGCAAGCCAATATGCAGCGGAGCGCCCAATAATGCGCCGCCTGTTCCGCGCCGCCAAGCGCGCCGCCCGCCGCCTGGCCCGCCCGCTGCGCCTGCGCTGGATCGACTGGAGGACCAAGCAGTCCTGCGGCGAGGTTGAGCGCCTGTGCGACATGCGCGACGACGCGGCCCAGCTGATCGATAAGCAGAAGCTCGAGCAGGTGCGGCTGGAGCTGCGCCGCGAGGCGATCCTCAAGGGGCTTCTGTGACCCGCTTCCTCCTGTTCTTCCGCAAGGCCTGGTGCGAGGACCGGCCTGGGCTCATGTTTGCCGGCCTGTTCGTCTGCGGCCTGCTTGTCCTGATCACAGAATTCCCGAATTAACCACCGAAAGAAAATATGAGCAACGCACTAGCCATCATCACCGGCGCCATCAACGAAGCGCGCGACGACTTCTCCCGCGTGCTGGTCGACCGCAGCATCAGCTTCGAGCGCGAGTCCGGCTTTGCAATCCAGATCCTGCAAAACAACGACTTCGCCATGAAGATCGCGATGGCGTCGAAGCCGTCGCTGCTGGCGGCCGTGACGAACATTGCGGCCATTGGTATCAGCCTGAACCCGGCGCGCAAGCAAGCGTACCTGGTGCCGCGCGGCGGCAAGATCTGCCTCGACATCAGCTATATCGGCCTGCTCGATATCGCCGTGGCCTCCGGTTCGATCCTGTGGGGCCGCGCCGAGCTGGTGCACGAGAACGACGCGTTCCGCAAGATCGGGATGGACAAGCAGCCGGTGCATGACTTCGAGCCGTTCGGCAAGAACCGCGGCGAAATCGTTGGCGTGTACGTGGTGGTGAAGCTGCACAACGGCGACTACCTGACGGACACCATGTCGATCGACGATGTCTACAGCATCCGCGACCGCTCGGAATCGTGGAAGCGCAACGGCCAGGGACCATGGAAGACCGACGAAGGCGAGATGATCAAGAAGACCGTAATCCGCCGCGCCTACAAGATGTGGCCGAAGACCGAGCGCTTGGACAGCGCCATGAACCAGTTGAGTGCGAACGGCGAGCGCCTCACCGATGTCAACGAGAAGCCGGGCGACTGGACCGACGTCGAGCCGCTGATCGCCGCCGCGCTGCTGACCAAGACCGACTCCGAAGCGCTCAAGTTTTGGAAGGAAAACAACGGCCAGGTTGCCAACCAGAAGAACGACCACAAGCGCCTCAAGGATGAGTTGGCCAAGCACCGGCAGAAGCTGCGCGACCAGGGCGACGCGAACACCATCGAAATGCAGCCTGCAGCACCGAAGCCAAGACCGCTGCCGCCGGCGAACGACCCAGCCGACGAGCCGCGGCCAATGACCGATGAAGAAATTGAAGCCGCCGACCTGGCAAGGAGCACAAATTGAAATTTATTGAAGCCCAACAAGGATCCGAGTCCTGGTACGCCGCGCGCTGCGGCCGCACCACGGCTTCGCGCTTCGCCGACGCCATATCGACAGTTGGCGGCCTGACCGAGCAGCAGGACCAGTACGTCAATCTGGTGCTGGCCGGCGCCTCGCTGAAGGATGCCGCCGCCGCCGCCGGTTACAAGGCCGCGCCCACATCCGACTGCGTGCGCCGCGCGCTGCTGGGTGAGCGCACGGAGGAATTCTCCGACGTTGCCAAGCGCTACGCCGCCGACCAATCCATCGAGCGCATCAGCAAGCAGCCACACGGCGAGCCGGTCAAGACTTGGGTACTGGAGCGCGGTCACACGATGGAAGAGGCGGCGCGGCGCCAGTACGAAGCGCGCACCGGTTCTTTCGTGACCGAGGCCGGCATCTGCCTGACCGACGACGACCTGTACGGCTACAGCACCGACGGCTTGGTCGACGCCGACGGTCTCATCGAAATCAAAGCCCCGGTCGACAGCATCAAGATCCGCGACATGTGGCTGAACGGCGACACATCGGAATATGACCACCAGATGCAGGGCGGCATGTGGATCACGGGCCGCCAGTGGTGCGATTTCATCATGTACGTGCCCGAGCTGGCCGCCGTCGGCAAGGACTTGTTCGTCAAGCGCATCCAGCGCGACGACGCCTTTATCGATGCGATGGTCGCGCGCCTGGCCGAGTTCGAGAAGCTGGTCAGCGAAAACGAAGCGCTGTGGCGTAAGGGCGCGCCGGCGGCGGCTGAAGAGGCTGCGCCATTCGTCGAGGACGACTGCCTGATCGTGGATGCCAGTTTCGAGCCGCTGAACGATCCGGACTTCCAAGATATGTCGGCGCCGGTCCTGGTCGAAGTCGAACGCACGCCAATCGGCCAGATGCTGCACGACGGCCTGCAGCGCCGCAATGCCGCCCTTGCCGAGCAGGCGGCGCACGCTGAAGTCGTTCCGCTGCGCCCGGCTGACGCCTGGCCGGCGCCGACCACGCCGCCCACTCTGCGCCTGGGCCAGATCGGCGAGCGCCTGGGCTTCTCGCTGACCGCCGACTTCCTGCGCACGCTGGGCTTCGAGCATGCAGCCAAGGACCGGGCCGCCGTCCTGTACCACGAGCACGACTTCGCCAACATCTGCGCCGCCCTGCAGCGCCACATCAGCGCCGTGCAGGCGAAGCAGGCCGCGTAATGAACTCGATGCTGCTTTCCGTCTGGTGCGCCCTGCGCTGTAGCGATCCGCTGTTCCAGCGCTTCCTGGGCGTCACCGATGCGAAGGCAGCAGCCGAGACCGTGCGCACGAAGTGCGGCCTCAAGTCCCGGGCCGAGATCGACAAGGATCCAGCAGCCCGGGCCCGCTTCGACGAAATTATCCGCGACCCATTCACCGATTTTTACAACCGCCACCAGGCATAGAAAGGCTACACCTATGAGCACTCAAGAACCGTTTTGCCTCGTCAAGGACCGCATGTCCGTTAAGGTCAAGCTGCGCACCGAAAAGCACGGCGACGACGACGTCAACGCGTACGACGTCATTCTGTCCGGCGCATTCCCCAATGCCGTGCTGCTCAAGTTGAATCCCGACTTGCGCCCGCTGCTGTATGTGACGGAGCAGGGAGATCTTATCGAGGGCCAGTCGTTTAGCACGCTGCGCTTTCCCGAGCTCGGCGCGCAGGACTGGAAGCTCGAAATGAACCGCATGACCTTGACCATTCACGATGATGTCGATGAAAACGAAAGCGTCACGCTGACCGACCGCGAAGCCGACAAGTTCAACTTCTCGCTCCTGCCCGGCGGTACCGTCAACCTGGGCTTGCGTGTCAAGGTGGGCGAGGTCAACGACGAGGACGTGCTGCTCAAGCTGCTGCGCGCCAGCCATCAGCAGCTGCTGGTCAGCTTGCACCAGGTGGCCCTCGAAGTGGCGCCGGATAACTTCGAGCAGGCCGAGAACCTGACCGGGCCGATGAGCGACGAGCGCAAGGAAGCCGAGAAGGCATTCTTCAACCCGGCCGGCGCGCAGACGCCTGAAGAAGTCGTCGGGCAAGTGCAGGAGCCAGTCGCGCCGGCCAGCAAGAACAAGACCGTCCTCAAGCCTGCCGAAGCCTGGCCATTCCCGACCGATAAGGCGGCGTAATCGTGGCCTGTCAGCACTTCGAATCCCCGGACGCGGAGTGCTGCGCCGCCGGCGTCAACCTGGCGCAGCTCGCCGGCGGCGGCCGGTTCTACATGGTCCACCGCCTGCCGTGCATCCCCATCAGCAACCGCCGCGGCGAGACAGCGCGCGAGTGCAGCAAATTTATCGAGATGAAGGAGCAACCACGATGAGCGGAGACCTGTTCCACGCCGCCCGCCACACGGACGCTGTTTGGTCGGCGCTGCCGGCAACCTACGAAGAGCTGGCCGCGCGCACCGGGCTGACCGTGCAAACGATCAAGTACCGCACCCGGTCCATGCGCAACGACGGCATGTGCCACGTAGGCGACTGGAAGCGCGCCGAGGGCAAGGGCGGCAAATTCAGCCCAGTCCTGGTGCGCGGCGCCGGCGAGGATGTTCCGTGCAAGCTCAAGGCGTTCACGGAAAAGCAGCACCAGAAGCGCCACCGGAAGCGGATCAAAAAAACAGAGGCCGGCGAGCTGCGCCGGGCCAAGGGGCGTGCGCGCGCCTGGCGCATCAAGGCCCAGCAGCAGGGCGATCCGCTGATCAATGCGCTGTTCGGCGCGCCGGCGAAGAGGGCCGCATGATGCCCACGCAATTCGCCTTCGACTTCACAGTCGCGCCGACCGACGATCCCGAAGTCCTGCGCCTCAACCCGACGCGCCGGCCGAACGCCGAGATCATCACACGCGCGGTGCCTGGCGGTTTTGCTGTCGCCTTCTACGTGACGCTGTCCACGTCGGGCACCAACAGCCTGTGGGAGGAATTCACGACCCGCGCCGCCGCGATACTCGGCGGGTGCCGCGCCATTGCCGAATACCTCGAGCACCAAACCTCGTCGGAAACATCGAAGCGCGAGGTCGGCCAGGTGCTCGATTGGGTCCGCGGAATCTACAAGCAAAACGCATTGGCCGCCGCGTGATCTACATCCCGCCCGTATCACCACAAAATAACCTGGAGAGCAAAATGACCCACGAAGAAATCATCGAGGCGCAGCGCCTGCAAATCATCGAGCTGACGGCATGTGTCGAGCATTACCGCCAGAGCCTGGCCGACCACGCCCATCGCTATCACGATAACCTGGTCGACCCGAGCCTGCGTGCCGTCGTGACGCTTGCCGCTCCTGCCGCGCCCCGTGAAGCGCCAGAGCAGAGCGTGCCGACTGGCTGGGTGGTCGTGCCGATTAAGCCGACTCTCGCAATGGTGCAGGCCGGGGCGACTGTCGATACCGAGCGCGAATCGGCGTGGGCCGCTTATCTCGCCGCTGCGCCTACGCCACCAGCCGCCGCGCCTGCGCCCATCCAGAGCGCCGAATTTTCCGAGGACGATATCAAAGCCGCCCGTGACATGGGCACATTCGGATCGGAATACAACGACGCCGAGCGCCTGAAATTCGAGGCGTACATGACAGGCCACTGCTGGGGAATCGGGCCATTCGACGTTGAGCGCATGACCTACGGCGATATCATGACCCGCCAACTGTTCGCTGTCTGGCGCGACCGTGCCGCCCTTGCTCGCCTCGCCGCCCCTGCGCAGGCCAGCAGCGAATACCGCGAACTGGTGCGCGCCGCCATAGTTGACCTGTTCCAGCGGATGGAGAAATCGTACAGCGCCGAGCCTACACGCCGCATCACCATCATGGACATGGACGCTGTGTTTGCGCATGTGAAGGCGCTGGGCCTTGGTGGCTGCCTTGATGGCGCCGCTGCACCCGCCGCGCAGACAGAGCAGGCCAAGCCGACCGACTTGCTGACCGCCGCGCAAGTGATCGAATTTGGCGCCACGCTGATCGGCCACGCGTCGGATACGGATGGCATGGACGACGCCGAGGGCAAGGCATGGGTGCGCGCTCGGCTGTTGGAATGGTTGCCGGTTGCAGCACAAGCGGCCAAGCCGACCGAGGCGCGGGAATTGAAAGGCGGTGCGTAATGGCCGCCGTGATCTGGAATGCCGGAGCGCCGCCAAAGCGTGGCGCCTATCGCGTCAAGTCAGACGGGCCTAGCGCGAATGTTGGCTGGCGGTACTGGCACGGCGCCCGTTGGAGCGGCCTTTCCTCTACGCGAGCATGGTGCATCAAGGCGAGCAAAGACGGCCCGGGACGAAATTCGCGGATCATCTATCCGATCATGTGGGCATCCCCCGCGCCTGCGCCTGAGTCACGCCTGACGGCCGATCTGATCGGCAAAATTGCAGAAGAAAATAGCGATGAGTTCGGTTTGCTGCCAATCGCATTTGCCCGCGCCATCGAGCGCCACATCACCCCATCGAAAGCCTAATCATGGGACGCACACGATTTGATGCGGCAATGGACAAACGTATAGCGCGCGAGAAAGCCGAGGAATCAGGTCAAGTGGCTGATAGCGGCGCGGTACGGCTGGCCCTGATGCAGCGCGTTCACTCTGGCGAAATCACGCTGGAACAGGCGCAGGCCGAACTGAAAAAGATCAAGCGCGACGGCAAGAAAGCCGGACTGATGACGCGCGCCCAAGCATACAACCAAGGATAAGCCATGACTCAAACTACCAACGACGCGGTGAAAGTGCTGCGCTTCACCAAAAAGCCCGTCACTATCGAAGCCATCGAATATACGGGCGGCGGCAACTTCGCCAATCCGGCAATGCCAAACTGGATGTGGCAGGCGCTGGAAGACGGCACGGCGTTTAACCGCAAGGGCGCGCTGTTCCTCAAGACGCTGGAAGGCGAGCACGCGGTCTCGGCTGGCGATTGGGTTATCCGTGGCGTCAAGGGAGAACTGTACCCGTGCAAGCCTGACATCTTCGCCATGACCTACGAGCCAGAGCGCGCAGCTATTCAGCCTGCTGGCGATGCCCGCTGTGCTGTGCTCGAAGAAGCGTTCGTCGCTATCGAAGAGAAGCGCCGCGCGACGGTCAACGACCCATCGGCCAAGAATGCGCTGTTCGACGCCACGGAAATCATCCGCGACTTGCAGGCTGCCCCGGCAGCACCTGTACAAGCTGCGCTGCGCCCGAACCATTCTATCGCTTGCAGCGCGTGCTACGGCACCGGCTACGGCGTCGATGGCAAGGCATGCCCGTGCGGATGTCGCGCCCCGGCTGTACAAGCTGCGCCAGTGGATACGAGTGAGTACAGGTTTCGCGTCTACGACCATGATGGCTTGAGTATCGCCGTGTGCCCAACACTGGAATCTGCGCAAACTTGGCCCAAGCACTTCAGTAGCTTCAAGATTGTCGAGAAGCTTGCGCCCGAGGTCAAGGCGAGCGAGTTGCCGAGCATAGCGGATGACGGCCAGTTCAAGATGTTGCTGGCGCAGTATTACACTTCAGATGAAGACACCGAGGCAATGGCGGCAGAGCGTGCAATCTTCGCCTACATCGACGCTCGCTCGCCAGTTGCAGCGCCCCAGCCCGATGTGAGCGCGAGGGACGCGGCGCTGGCCAAGATCAACGAGATCCGCAACAGTATCATTGGCTGCCAAACGGTGAACTGGTCCGCGCACGTTTACCCGCTGGTCGCGGCCCTTGAGGAAGCGGGCATTGCCGGCGAAGGCTGGGAAGTGGCCAGCAAGAAGGCGCAAACCCTGCTTGACCGGGCAAACTCCGCCGAAGACGAACTTGCGGCCCTCAAATCCGCTGCACCGGAGAGCGCCGAGCCGAGCGCGGGAGCCCGCCAGGTACCTGACGCCGCGTGCGTGCAAGGCAAGTGCGGGGACTTAGCTGCCCGCTGCCGGGGCGCGTGCGCGCTGCAGCAGCACCCGGTCATCCTCGCCCAGCAGGCCAGCCTGCACGGCGCGCCACAGACGAATCTCGAATCCGCGATCGCGCGCCTGAGCACGGAAATGCAGGACTTCGACGCAGCGCCAGACCACGGAAAAGGAACATTATGAGCACCATCACCCTCCCCGCGACCGGCTACATCCGACAGAAGGAGCTCGTCGGCTGCAGGGCAACCGGCAAGCGCCCGGCGCAGCGCGGGATCATTCCGTTCTCGGTCACCACCCTGCGGCGCAAGGTAGCCGCAGGCGAGTTTCCGAAGCCCGTCAAGCTGTCCGAACACGTGATCGCCTGGAAGATGGAAGAGATCCATGCGTGGATGAAATCGAAGGATTGCCCGGAAATGGCACCGGAATAGTCTGTTGGTTCTTTTGTTGGTACTTTCGGCAAATTAAAGGATAGCTAATAGGGAAATGCGATTCCGGCAATCGGCACCAGTACATGACGTCGTGCAACATCATGCGACACCAAAAACCCGCACTGCCATAGGCGCTGCGGGTTTTTTCTTGCACCACGCAACATCTTCAAACATCACTACACGCCGCCATTTTTGGTGGTACTTTTGGCGGTACCACCAAAATACCCGCTTTCAGGTACCAACACGGAGGCTACCATGGCACTCACAGACACCTTCATCCGGCAGATCAAGCATTCGGGCGCCGCCGCCGGCGACAAGCATTCGGATGGGCAGGGCATGTATCTGCATGTCAAGGCAGCCGGCAAGTACTGGCGCCTGAACTACCGCTTCGGCGGCAAGCAAAAGACCATGGCCCTGGGCGTGTATCCGGAAATCACCCTGGCCGCCGCGCGCGTGCGCCGAGCCGAGGCGCGGCAGCAGCTGGCCCACGGTGTGGACCCGATGCAGGCCAAGCAGGAGAAGCAGCGCGAGGTGGCCGCCCAGTCGGTGAACACGTTCCGCGCGGTGGCCGAGGAGTGGTTGCCGAAGCACGGCGGCAAAGCCGCCAAGACCCAGCAGAAGAAACGGGGCTGGCTGGATAACGACGTGCTGCCGCTGATCGGCGATATCCCGATGGCCGCGCTCAAGCCCAAGGACGTGTTGGCGGTCGGCCGGCGCATGGAGGCGCGCGGCGTGCTCGACTCGGCACACAGGGTGTTGCAGATGTGCGGCCAGATTTGCCGCTACGCGATTGCGTCCACCCTGATCGAGGTGGATGTGTCCAGCGGGCTGACAAAGGCACTGGCGCCTGTCGAGACCGAGCATTACCCAGCGATCACCGAGCCCGCCGCCGTGGGCAAGCTGATGCACGCGATCGAGCGCTACGAGGGCTTCTATTCGGTCGTGGCGGCCCTGCGCCTGGCGCCGCTGGTGTTCGTGCGTCCGGGCGAGCTGCGCGGCGCCGAGTGGGCCGAGATCGACTTCGACGCCGCTGAGTGGCGCATACCGGGGCCGAGGATGAAGATGGACAACGACCACATCGTACCGCTGGCGCGCCAGTCCTTGGCGATCCTGCGCGCGCTGCACCCGCTGTCCGGGCATTGCAAGTTCGTTTTCCCAGGCATCCGGAGCAACAAGACCACCATCAGCGACGGGGCGGTAAATACAGCGCTGCGCGTGATGGGCTACGAGCAGGACCAGGTGACCGGGCACGGCTTCCGCGCGACGGCGCGCACGATCTTGGACGAGGTAATGGGGGAGCGGGTCGACCTGATCGAGCACCAGCTGGCGCACGCGGTCAAGGATGTGAACGGCCGGGCCTACAACAGGACCAGCCACTTGCCGGCCAGGCGCGAGATGATGCAGCGCTGGGCCGACAAGCTGGACGAGCTGCGGCTCGCGGCGACTACGCCACGCCCTTGATCTTTTCCACTGTTCGCATCCCGCCCAAGCCCAGCATCCCGAGCAGGATCGTACTCATCTCCGTGAAGTCGAGCACCGGCAGGCTGATAGGGTGGCCGGCAGCGGTCAGGCCAAGCACGATGAAGGGAGCCAGGACAAACTTGTAGGCGAAAGCCGCGCCGCATGTCCACCCTACAAATGGGCGCCAGCCACTCGTGAAAAGGGACCCGTTACCCGCTTCTGCCTTGTTCACGTCAAGCTGGCCCTTGGCAAGGTCCGTATTGGCTGCCAGTTGCGCCAGCTCGCCTGTCTGCTGCATCTTCAGCAGTTCAATTTTGGCGGCGGCGGCTTGAGTTGGATCGGGCCAAAGCCTATCTATTACTTTGCTGCCGATATCGAGTAGCGCGGTTGTAGGATCGAATGCCATGGCTTTACCTCTTAGGTGGTTTGGTGAATGTGGACAGCAGGTCCTCCTTCATGGCCGCGAACAGCCGGCAGGCGACAGCGAAGCCGGCGATGAAGCAGACAACGCCGATAACGGCGAACATCATGCAATGCCTCGCACCACGCGATCAGCCTCGGCCCAGTTGCCAGCCCAGGTATCCGGATGCGGCTTACCCGGGCGCCAGGCTGATAGGTACTGCTTCCAGCCATCGGCGGCTGTCGTGGGCAAGGAAGTCGGTAGCGTGTACAGCAGCAGGCGCGCAGCGGCAGCGGCCACGATGTCTTGATAGCGCATCGCCTCCCACAGCGCCTGCTCGGTAGCGTCGACGTTGAAGTCGATGCAGATCTTGCGCATGCGTGCCGCGACCGACACGTGACCAAGAACGCCGCGGCAGCCGCCGCCCTTCTCGAATTGCCAGAACGAGGATGCGGGCCCGCTTTCCTTGCCATCGGCGCCGACCTGGCGCCGATGCGTGAGCCCCGACTCCTGCAGCGCGATGGCCAGGAGGATGCGCCGCGCTGGGATAGTGTCGGTAATGCCGCTGTCTGACAGAGCGCCCAGGGCCGGGCCGATGGCCGTATGCAGCAGCTGGATAGGTGTCATCGCTGCACCGTCATTTTGAAGGCCTGCCAGATCGCCAGCACGATCCAGCCGGCGCCGGCCAGCGCGCCCGCCTGCGCGACCTTGATCAAGGCCTCGCGCACCAGCTTGTTGCGCAGCTCCTGCCACTCGATCACGCCTTCGTGATATCGACGGTGACCGTCGCAGTCGCCTCCTGGGAACGCCAGCAGTAACTTTTCCGTCTTGGCCGTGTTGTCGGCCAGCGCCGCTTCCATGCGACGAAGGATGCTGATTTCTTCGGGTGTCGTCATATTTTCTTTCGTTACCCCGCAATGAGGCGGGTGATGGAGTCGACGTTATGTAGCGGGATACATGCAGGTAAATACGATGTAGCCGTCTGCGGTGATCTTGTATGTGCTGGCAATCAGCATGGCTGGCCCAGCCACCATGTAGCTGAGGCCCGCAGTTGGAACGGCATTCAGCGCAGTGGTGAGGCCGAAAATTGGCGGCTCCAAACCTTTCGGCTCCACCGGCATGCCCGTCAGGCGTGGGTTGCCGGTGCCGGCCACCGTGATGGACACGCGCATCTTCACGCGGATAAAAATGAAGTCCCCGATCTTGATGCTCACGCCTTCGGGCGTGTCGATGTTGGTGTAGGTGGGCGGCGTGAGGTCGGACGACAGAACAGGCGTAAATGGGATCCTGCGGTAGCCGGTCAGCGTGTAATTGTCGTCGACGGGACGCTCGACAAGCGGGAACTGGATCGCGTTCACCAAGTTGATCTGGTTCGCCGTGGTGCCGGTTGCCGGGTCGTTGGTGTCGGTCACCACGATGTTGCCCGCCAGGGCGCGGTACGTGGTCAGGTAGTCGGCCGCAGTCGGATACTTGTTGCTGTCGAATCTGACCGATGTGGCGGCCGTTGTTGAAACCTGCGCTGGTGCCAGCTTGCAGCCCCGGATGGTGGCGGTCACCTTGTCCAGTACCACATAGAAACCGGTGTTGATGGCGAAATTGACGCGATCCATCACCAGCACGTGATTCTGGTAGGCCGCAGCGCCGCCCGTCATGAGGATGACGCCCGCGCCCGTAGCGTTGTTGGATTCGACATATGCGCCGTTGATATACAGGTTGGTGCCCTTGCCGGCCGAAACGGCGTTCGCCGTAATGATGATGCCGCTATTGCTGTTGCCTTCGATGGCGATGTCGTCGATGTAGATGTCGTCGATCTGCGAATCGATGTAGACGCCGACATAACCCTCGCCGGCGTAGCCTGTCTTTCCAGTGATATGGACGGATGTGGCGTAACCAGTGCCGGGCAAGCGCTGGTAGTTGTGCCGGTTGCGGTAGATCCAGCAATTGTGAATCGACAGATTTTGGACGCATGCCAACTGGACGCCATAGCCGTTTGTCGTGGTCGAGCGCGAGAAGTCCCACGAGCCCACGCGGTTGAGCATCGCGCCTGCGCAGTAGTTTGCGTCGGACGAACCAAGCTTGATACCGCCTAGCGCGGTGACATTGCCTTGAATTTTGAAGCCTTCCAACACCAGGAAAGAGACGCTATTGGTGGTGGCCACCTCAATCGTGATCTGTGCCGCAGCGATAGCGAGCAGCGTGCAGCGGTTGTAGCCGGACCCACGCAGCGTGAAATTGTTCTTGTTGACCTTGATATTGCCGACCAGATAAGTCCCGTCCGGGATTTCCACCACGTTCGCCGCTGCGATGGCTGCCATAAACGCCCCCGTTACGTCCATCACGGGGGAGCCGGTCAGGCAGTCCGCTCGCTCTGCTTCCGTCATGAAGTCGGTCACGCTGACGCGTTCTTTCAGCTTGCTGAAAACTGTTCGTCCGACAGCTCCGACACCAGCCTGGAGAAACCCGATCAGCGCCGATCCTGAGAAGATCGAAAGCAGCAGTTGCAGTGCGGTGGACGTTCCAGCTGCAGGGTAGACGGCAATTGGGTTGCCAGTGGCGTCGAAGCTGAGAAGCTTGTCCGCGCGCTCGGCGATGTTCGGCAAAGCGGATGGTTCGGTGGCATCGGATGCCGGCACCTTCAGCACACGGCGAAGCCCAGCGGACTGCTGCTGCAACCCCATCCACAGGCGGTCAAAATCGGGATTGACCACTCGGGACAGGAAGTCTCCGTTCTGCTGATAGACGGTGCTACGTTCGAGCTCGATGTCGCGCTCGATTCGGACTGCTGCCAGGTTGGCCGGCGCGGCATCGAAAGTGACGCTCCCGCCCGTAAGGCTGCCGATACCGCTGACCGTAAATCCTGTCGTGATCAGAGCTTCATTCAAATACACACTGAGATCGGCCGCTTGCGGCACCTGGCAGCCAAAAGGGAAGGTGACGGTCACCCCGTTACCGACATGACGAAATACTGTTTCTTGGGCTGATACGGACACGGCGAACTCCTGATGGAGCGCCGCTATATTGTCGACGCTCAGGTTTCGAGCGTCACCTCATGAACGCCCGTTGATTGGCGCCAATCTTTGCTCATGTTGTCGGTCGGAATCCCGACTAAATGGTTGATCCGGACCGGTGCCTGCTCGATCGCGCCGGCGCCGCTGTCCAGGTAGTCGTCCGGCTGGGCCTTGACGGCCGGGTTCCAGTCCTTCATCTGGTCCCACAGCGGACCGTTCAGAACGTCGACGTGAGCCCACAACACGCCGGATTTCATGGGCGCTTCCAGGGCACCAAGGATCCGCTCGTTCTTGTTGGCGTTCTGGACAATCTCGGTCACGCCGCAATGCAGGCCGCGCTGCTTTATCGCGCGCATCAGCAGCTTGCCGACGAAGGAGCCGATGCTGTTGACCTCGACGTACACGTGCAGGATGTTCGATTTCTGGATCAGGTCGCACGCCTGCAGGACCTGGCCGCTGATGATCTGCGTATTGCGGGTGTCGCTGAATTCGGCAAACTCCCCGGTCAGGCCCTCGCAGATGTGCCAGTAGAAATTGCCCATGCTGTCGTCGTAGACAGCGGAAAAGGCCGAGGCGTCGCCGCCGGCCTTGCCCAGCGACGGATCCCAGTAGCCGCGGCCGCTGACGATCTGGACCCCGCCGAGCATCATCCGGACTTGGCGGTTCGCGCTGGCCAGCACCGGCTGCACGTCGTAGGCCTTGATCTTGGCCGGGTCCAGACGGCATTCGTTGATCGGTTTCGCTTCGAGCATATATTGGCTGTCCCAGTAATTGAGCGTGCGGGTCTTCTTGCGGCGCTTGGCGATGTCCTCGCGGTCGAAGCGTTCCGGCCAGGCGCAGTTGGCGTAGATGTCCATCACCACGCCGGGCGGCCGGGCGAACACGATCTCGCTGCCCTCGACCTGGTAGTCGGTGCCTTGCTCGAGTAGGCGGGAAAAGCGGTGGATCCCGAGCATCACGTACAGGCCATCGGTGCCCGGGGTGAATTCGAACGGATAGCGCGTGCGCGTGCTGGTGTCCTCGTAGCGCACGCTCGATTCGAACAGCGGGATTTTCAGCGAAGCGGCGCCGGACTCGATCATCTCCGGGTAGATCGAATTGTGCGTGTGCGGGGTGCCGACAAAGGTTTCCTGTCCACCTGGCACCAGGATGAAGGTTGATTCCTGAATTTTGTTGCGCAAGTTTTCGCGCGCGTCCGGGGTGCGGATGTTCTTGGGAACCTCGACGTCGTCGTAGTCGATGGCCTTGGCGCGCGCGCTGGTCACGTTCTGGTTGACGCCAGTCGCCGTCATGCTGGCGTTACGCGCGTCGGTGGCGCCGGTCACCCAAAACATCTGTGCACCTGGCTTCGTGGGCAGCATGCCGCCGCACAGCGGATGCCGGCGCAGCACGTTGATCGTGTCGCGGGTCAGCTTGGTGGCCAGCGGTCCATCAGCGGCCCAGACCAGCGACACGTTAATCGGGTCGCAGCGCAGCTGCCAGGCCTTGTACACGGCGTAGATCGATGACTTGGCCGCGCCCCGAAATACCTGCAGCACGCGCACGGGCGCGTCACAGGTCTCCAGCCAATGGCAAATCCTGACGTGGAGCGGGGGAACCTTCCACCCCTGCACCTTCGCCCACATCAGGAAGAACGCCAGGAAGCTGACCTTATTTTCCATGAACCTTCTTCATGCCGCTTTGCAGCTGGGCGAGCAGCTTGGTCGCTTCCTTCTCGGCCGCCTTGACGTCCCGCTCCAGATCGCTTTCCTCGCTCTCCTGCTCGGGCGTCGGCACGCCCCCGGCGCCGCCGGCCGCGCTACGGTTCTGGATGATGCCGATCAAACTGGTGGTGCGGACGATCACGGACAGGGTCGCCGCGGCATTCTTCTTGCACCAGTAGCGGTCGCCCCTGGTCTGCTGGTCCATGGCGGCAATCGCCACCCCATGGCCTGGCCAGACGTCAGGATCCGCCTCCCCGATGAAAGCGTCGGTCAGCTTCTCGGTCAGCGCCTGCAGCTTTTCGTATTGGTCATGTCGCATCACTTGCCTCCCACGGCGGTTAGATCAGGGGCCCGGTTCGGCGCGCCGCTCTCCGGTTCCCACCAATACTCTTGATTCCAGTCCTTGCGCGCGCGCCGTTCCATCTTGGAAAGATATCCCGGGCTCAAGTTCTCTTGTAATGCAAACAGGCCGGCGTGGTCAAGCGCCGCCTTTGCGTACCAGAGATTCACATATGGCAAGTGGCTGCGCGCGGTCCGGATCGCCTCGGCCGTGAAGTGCGTGTCCTTGCCATGCGCGGCTTCGAAAATATTCTCCACGCCCAGCTTGTAGCCGATGTCAAAGGCGCTGCCGACGGTCGGCCCAGCCACGTTCTTGATCGCGTTGGCAGTGGCATCGCCCGGGTTCTCGGTGGGGTCGGTCAGCAGGAAGTCCCCCACGATACCGAGGCCGCCGCCCTGCGCCGCCGCGCGCGTCCAGAACTTGGGCGACGTCATGTCGATAGGGTCCTTGCCCTGCACCATCTGCTTGGTCTGGAACGCGATCGCGCCCAGCGCGGTCAGTGACGTCATCATTGCGGCGCCATACATCAGCTTATTGGCCAGCATCGGCGCGCCGGCCGCGCCCTGCGGCGCTTCGAGCATCCGGCGCCAGTGGCGCGAGATCATCGCAATGGGGAAGCTCTTGAACTGCATGACCGACCGGGCCAGCTCGCCCCGCACCGTGCCGCGCGACATGCCGCCAGCGCTGGCCGCCAGCTTGGTGGCCAGGTCGGGATTGAGCACCGCGTATTCCGATTCGTCGGTGATCAGGCCCAGAACCTTGGCCACCACTTCATTCGCGCGCGCTGGACTTACTGGGCCTTGATCGGTGAATTCTTGTCGTCCGGATGCAATGTCCTGAGCAAACTCAATTCGTTGTGGTGGCAGTACACCAAAATTCGGATCACCACCACGTGCTGGATGATTAGCCGGAAGATCGACGTACCAGAGTTTCATACTCGAATTACGCGCGGCCCATCCTTTGGCATCTTGAAGATCTGCAGTGAACCACAGCTTTCCGGCTACTGATCCTGGCTCCCCACCATGGTAGTAGCGAACATGCCCATTTTGCACACTTGGCGCACCGCGTTGCGCACTGGCGTGGATTGCCTCGGGCGTGAGGAAGTCGGCGCCCCCGTGCTGCGTCAGATGCCCAGCGCGGATCACATCCCAGTCGGCCTGAGTCAGACCTTTGCGCACCAGGTGCGTGCGGTCCCATTCGGACAGCGCATGCCACTCAGTTTTCGACATCTTGGCCAGCCCGTTCATCATGGTCATGGAGAAGGCGCGGCGCAGCGTGTCGGTCCAGGCGTTCATCAGCGACAGTTTCATGGTGCTGTTGGCCAGGCGCCCGGACCAGTTGTTCTTGATGTTGTCGCCGCTCCACCGGTTCAGGTTCGACACCATCGAGTCGGCAATGACGCCGTGCATGGTCAGGAAGTCGCGCGTCTCGCCATCGAACTGCTTGCCGATGTTCTTCAGGCCCTCCCAGTAAGACAGCCTATTAAACCCGGTCGTCACGAAGAACGTTCCCACGTCGGTCACACTGGAAATCACCGCGCCGGCCAGCTTGCCGAACACCTGGATATTGCGCAGGTCTTGCGCGATCCGTGCGATGTTCCCGTTTTCGGCCATGCCGGTTTTTCCGCTGATCAGGTCCCAGTAGCTCTGCGGCGTCATGCCGAAGGAGCGCTCAACGCCGATATCGGACTGCTTGGCCAGATCGAACTGCAGGCGCATCTGCTGGGCGGGGTTGGGGCCGTACCGTTCGACCAGGCTGATATCGCGCGAGATCCCGCCGATGTGGCCCAGCATCGCGTCGTACATGCTACCGCCACCGTAGTCGCCCATGTACTTCAGGTAGGACCCGGCATCCTTGAAGTGGATCTGGCGGCTTTCGCTTCCTGCGCTGGCGCGCGCCGCACCCGTGCCGCCGCCGCTCTTGCCCGGCTCCATTTTGTTCAGACCACCGGTCGAAATAGTTTCCCATGCCGAATTGAGCAGGCCCGCGACCTGCTGGTCGGTCATGCGGACGCCGTCCTCCTGGAAGTAGCGATCCCGGTCGAGCAGCGGCAGGACATGATCGACCCACTTGTCGCGCGCGCTGCTGTCGCCGGCGCCGCGCACACGCCCCTGGTCGTGCGGCTGTGGCAGGTAGCCGTAGTCGAGCTGGCCGACGTCGCCGCCGGCGCCATTGAAGCGGGTGCGCAGCTGCTCGATCGATTCGAGCCAGGCCTTGGCTGCCTTCTGGGCGAGCTGGTTGCCGGTCGACCCGGATCCGTTCTCGTAGATTTCGGTGGCCAGGTCGCGCGTCATGAGCGGGTTTTCGGCGTCGAACAGGAACATCAGCGCCTTTCGCCCGGTGGTCGCGCCTTCCCTGCTGCCCACAGCGTCAAGCAGGTCCATCAGGTGCCCCATGGTTTCGCGCTTCACGCCCTCGGCATAGTTGTCGGTGAGCTCCATTTCCTTGACCAGCGCCTTGTTGCGCCCGATTGCGTAGGAGGCCATCAGGTCGCCCACGCGCTCGCCCATGGCCGCCGTCTTGACGATCTGCATCTGCGCCCGCTGGACCTTGAGGACGGCCTCCCCGTTGATGTCGGCCATGGCCACCGTCGCGGCCTCGATCACCCGCTGGTCGGCGCCCATCCCGCGCCAGGCGGCAGGGTCAGCCCGGGCGAGGTTGCGCATTGTCGCGCTGATGCGGTCCTCGATCTTCTTGATTTCGGCATCGGTCAAGGTACGGCCGGCTGCTTGCTGGACAGCGTCTCTGCATTGTGGTTTCATGGCAAATGCTCACTTTTCTCAAATTGATTCTTGTCCTCGGGGTAATGGTTCTCATCATCCCCTTGACCGTCTGGGCCGGATCCGGCAACTGGCGCCACGCGCTGCAGGCTTTCAAAACTTACCTCAAGATCATGGGTTGCATCACAGCGGCCGGCGCCCTCTACGCCGGCGTGTACTGGCTGGCAAACTTAGGCGCTTCGTAGGAAACATTCGGCCGCCACCTGCAGCAGAGGCGCATCCTTCACATCCCGGGCCGCTTCCGCTTTTACCGCCTCGAGCGCGTCGGCCAGCCGCATAGGCGAATCCATCCCTTCCAGTTGGACCATCATGTCGGGCGACAGCTTCGCGATTTCGGCGCTCTGGGCGTCGAGCGATGCGGCCATTGGGTTGGCGCCGTCTTTCCCGCTTGGCGCGGCTGGGGCCGTTTCTGGTGCGGCTGGGGTGGCTTTCGGTGCGGCTGCCTCCGGAGCGGTTGCAGGTTTCGCGGCTTTCGGCGCGGACATGTCGGCCACGGCTTGCTTGACGGCCAGCGAACCGGCGCGCGGCGTGGGCGCGTCGACCGCTGCCCGGTCAGCTTTCACCCGGGCAATCTGGCTGTCTAGCCGGGCAAGGTGCTGCTGGGATTCGCTGGCCACCCGATGCGTTTCGATCTGCTGGCGCAGGCGCCCGATCTGCGCGTCAACGTCCTTGATCTGGTTGCCCAGGTCCTTCTTTGCCTGCGACAGCGCCGACTTGTAGCTGACGCCGTCGGCGGCCTGAATGTCCTTGGCGATGCTGCGCAGGGCTTCGTCGGTGACCACGGGCCGCGACTGTTCGAGCTGGGCCAGTTCCGTGCGCAGCGGCGCGATCACGCCCGGGTCGACCTGGTTGCCTGCTTCCGGCAGCAGCTCGGCGCGCGAGCCTTCCAGCCGGGCGGTCAGGTTGTCGAGCAGCCGGGCCTGGCTGAGCGTATCCAGGGGAATGCTGCTGCTGACGTCGACGCGCTCGCCGGCGCCGATCTGGTCGGCCGCGCGCAGGACGGCCTCCAGATGCTGGTGGGCGCCGGCGGCGTCGGCCGGATCCTTGAGGTTCCACGATTCGATGGTGTCGCGCACCAGCTGCACCCGGGCGGCGGCCACCATCTCCGGATCGCCAGCCGCGGCGCGCCCGGCTTCGGCGCCCGTGCGCTCGGCCATGAAGCGCTCCGTGCGTGCCAGGTAGTCGCGCGTTTCCTTGGCCGGTGCGGCGCGGCCCTCGGCCACCGCCTTGCCAGCCTTGCCGCCGCCGTTGTAGTGCGCCAGCGCGGCCTGCACGTTGCCGTCGTACTGGTCGAGCAGGGATTTCATGTACTTCGCGCCGGCGTCGATCGATGCGGTCGGGTCGCGCGGGTCGCCCTTGCCGAACTCGGCCCAGGTATCGTCCATGAACTGCATGACGCCCTTGGCGCCCTTCGGCGATACGGCGCTGCTGCCCGAGCGCTCCCCCGCGTTCTTGATCGCCAGCAGCATTTCCGGAGGGATTCCCTCGCGCTGCGCCGCCGCCACGGTGTAAGAGTCGAGGCGCGGATCGTCGAAGCGCAGGGCCAGCCGTTCGTTGCCGCCCATCTGCGCGAGCTGGCGCGCCGCCGCCGGGTTGTCCACCACCGCCGGCGCGCGCTTGGCCATGCGCATCCCGTGCGCGCCGAACGCGGCCGGCACCAGCGTGGAGACGGCCAGGCCGACAGGGTCGAAGGGATCGTACTGCTCGGCCAGCTTGCTGTAATCGGCGTGCTCCAGGATCGCCTTGCTGGCTGCCTGCTGGGCCATGAAGCCGCCGGGGCCGCCGACCGCGACTAGCGCGGCGGTGCCGCCGAACGTCTTGCCGGCAATCGGCATCACCACCGACGCCCCCGCCACGGCGCCGGCCACCACACCCACCTTGGTGCGGGTCTGGATGTCGACGCCTTGGGCCTTGAGGCGGTCCGCTTCGGTCATCCCCTCGTCGGCGCCCACCATGATCGCGCCGGGGATCGGGCCGCCCGCCGCCGTGTAGCCCACCGCCTTCGTCATGAAACGGGAGAGGCCGAACAGCAGGTTCTCCGCAGTGCCGGCCGTCGCGGCATCCGGCGCGAACTCGCGCGCGGTGGCGCGGAAGTTGGTCCCCATCTCGGTGCTGAACGCCTCGCCGCTCTGCACGCGCGCCCTGGCATCCGCGCCGGCGTCGAATACTCGCTTGGCCTCTTTGTCGTCGAACATCAGGGAGGGATCCTGGCTGGCCAGGTGGCTGGCGCTGATCTCGCCGTAGGCGCCCAGGATGTCGGAAAAGAAGCCAGCCGACTCGTTCGCGCCGGCGCCGACACCCTTTGGCGCTGCCGAAGAAACGCCCCATAGGTTGGCGCCGAAGGAGGGCTGGACCGCGCGCGGCTGGAGCGGCCGGGCCACACGGTCATCCAGCACCTTGTCTGTGCCGGCCTGGAACAGGTCATCAATGGCCATACATTTTCTCCTGTTGCTTATGTAGTTTCTCGGCATAGGCCGTAGCAGTCCCAGGGGACCGGAACATGCCGAGGTGCCTGCCCGTAGCCTTGTACTGCTCGATAGCTTTGGCATTGCTGAGGATCTTGCCGTCGTCGCTGACGGTCGGGATCAGAACCTCTTTCCCGTCGAAGTTGACCGAGATCGACCGTACGGTGCTGATCGAGCCATCTGCGTTTTTCACCACCGGGCGTTTGGTCAAATCGATGTTCCCGGCCTCCAGCATTCCGTCGTCTAGTGCCTTTGCTGGGGGCGGCGCATTGCCGGTGAAGTCGAGTGTGACCCGCTTTCCCTCAGCGTTGAGCACCAGGCCCATGCCGGCCCGGACGTTGTAGCGGCCCTGTCCAGCGTGCACCAGAACCGCGTCGGGTAGCGTCTTGACGAAATCGGCGACGGGAACGGCGGTTTTGCCAACGAATACACTCCCCCCGGGCGTCTGAGCGGCCAGCGCCTCGGGTTTAATTGACGAAAGGCGCTTCTCGAAATCGCCTTCCTCCATGGCGCGCGGCAAAGGGATTTTGCTGCCGTTGTGCTCGATGACTCGACCAGCAACCAGGCGGATGGCGCGGCTGGTGTCGGTGCCACTGCCTTCGGCGGCCATGCCGGCCTGCACCAGGTAGGCGGCCTCGATCACCCGGTCGCGCTGCTCCTGGTTCGGGAAGGCCTCGCCGATCTCCTTGACGATGGACGCGCGCCAGCCCGTTTCCTTGGTGTCGTCCATCTTGACCGACTTGTCCTTGATTGCGCGTGCGCCCTTGATAACCAGCTCGCTGACATACCGCCCCTGACTGGTCTGTAGGTCGCCCACCATCATGGCGGTGCCGAGCACCTTGTCCTTCACATCGATCTGCCGGGCGAGCGCCGTCAGCCGATCCTGGTCGTTGATCGTCTTGCCGATGGTGGCCAGCGCCGCGGACTGCTGGTCTGGCGGCAGCGACTGCAGCACGCGCCCGATCTTCTCGGCCTCCTGCGGCTGGAACGGGGACACCTTGTTTCCGGCGGCGGCCTCGATGGTGCCGATCTGCTTCATGCGTTCGCCCAGCACCGCCTGCGCGCCCTGCAAGTCGTTCATCTGCATCTCGGGCGCGCGCGGGATCACGCCTCGCTCCTGCGCCGCTATCCATGGATTCTCGGCGTAGGCCTTTACGCCGGCATCGCGGATGCGCTCCAGCGTGGCGGTCATGTGTTCGGCGTCCGGGTCGGTACCAACTGCGGCGGTCGACCCTGCAGCCTGGCGGCGCTCGATGGCGGCGGTCTGCTGCGTCAGGGGAAGGGATGCGAAACCCGCGACGGCGGCTTGCGACTTGACCAGCTCGCGAAAGCCCGGCGCCGCGCTGGTGCCGGCCACGAGCGCGGACGTCTCGGAAATGTAGTCGGTCGACAGGTAGCGGCCGGCGAGCACCACGCCCTGGGCGTCCTTGAACGCGTCACGACCCTTGCTCTCGCGCGCCTCGGCTTCGCGCTTCAGCTTCTCGGCCTCGCGGATCCCGGTGGCGGCGATGCCCTGCTCGTACCCGTAGGCCTTGGTGATCAATGCGGTGCGGCGCGCGGGATCGATGGCCTCGCCCTCGGGGCCTTCCAGCTTGCCACGCGCGGCGCGCACCAGGTCGCCGTTACCGGTGGCGGCGGCGCCTTCCAGCGTGGCGTTGGCGAAGTTGAATGTGGCGCCTTCCTTGAATGACTGCTTGGCCGTGCTGATCTTCTCGGGATCCCAGCCGGCGGCCGGGCCCATGGTGTCGACCGAGGCATTCCATTGCGCGATGGATCCAGGAAGGTCGCGCATCGCCGCGCGCTGGAACTGCTCGCTCATGTTGATCAGGTTGGCGCCGGTCTCGGACTGCGTGCGCTTGATGGCCACGCCGGTGAGGTTGCGCTCAAGCGTGCCGCGCGCCCGGGTCAGATGCTCATCGATCACGAGCCGCTGATCCGCTGCCATGTCCTTCGTGCGTTCGCCGATCAGCGTGCCAGTGCGCTTGTTGAATTCGGCGAGCGCCTGGCCGGGCGGCAGCTTCCCGTCCGTCACATCGCGTCCGACCTGGTCGTGCACATCATGCATGTCATTCGTGAGCGTGGCCAGCGTGGAGGCCGCTTGCGAGCGCTGCTTCTGGACCTCGGCCTGCTGCATTTCCGTGGCGATGCTGCCGACCGCGTGCCCGACATTGCTGATGGCCTGGCCGATGCCGTCGCCGTTGGCAAACTGCGCCTGGCGCTGCGGCTCCGCGACGACATTGCCGAAATTACCCATGGGAATTTTCATCGATTACCTCTTCTTCTGTGAAGTCTTCCACATTCCGTAGTTGGCGCCGGCGCTGAGCACTGTAGCGCCGGCATTGATGTAGCCGGCAGTGCGCGCTGAGCGGCCTTCACTTTCCATGACGGTGGATTGGTCGTAGGCCGACTGCCGGCGCCGCGTGCCGGTGAGCAGCGTGCTGTAAGCATCGCTCTCGGAATCCTTGTAGATTTCCTCGTTTATGCGCACGGGCGTGCCCTCGCCGATCGATACGCCAGATGCGGCCATTGCCGCATTCGCCCGGCTGGCCGCCGCTGCCCCCGCCTTGCGGATCTTCTCGGCCTGGGCAACAGCGGCGTCAGCCTCCTGGTTTCCGGCGCGACGTGACATCTCAGCGTTGGCGTCGGCAGCTTGACTTTGCTTTACTCCGGAATAAATCGCGCCGCCGGCCGCTGTAAGCGCGCTGACTACCATCAGTGTTTCAATGCCCATATTCAACCTCCAATCCAATTGCGCAGCGGGAAAATCCCAGCCGCTCGTAAAGCCCCGCTGTCCGCTCGGGATCCAGGCCGGTCGATGTTCCGGCCTGCAACCACTCCGCGCCCTTGATTTCGCCCCACGCCGTCAGCGCGCAGATCAGGCGCACGGCGGCCATGCTGCCGCGCGCGCCCGGGTCCATGAAGAGGCTGACCTCCTGCGCGACGATGTCGTCGCTGCACCAGTGCGCGGCGGCCATGCCTGCGATGCCGCCCACCACCACCCCATCCTTCTCGGCCACGAACACCACCCCGGCCGGGCCCAGGATCAGCTGAGCGATGAACTCCGCGGCCTTGGCCCTGTTGAACGAAAGCCGCGACCAGCGCGGACTTTCCTTGTGCAGCTGCTCGCCCAGGTCAAGGATCCTGTCGAGGTCATCTAATGTTGCCGGTCTGATGCTCATGGCTTCCTCAGCTGTTGATGGTGATCTTGCGGACGACAGCAAGCAGGTGGAAGGGGTACGGTTCGTCCTGGCTGATCGTGATCGTTTCGTCGCCACGGGACCACTCAGTCAGTCCGGCGCGTTTGAATCCTGAGAACGCGCTCGGAGGCAGGTCGAGCAGATCGGCGCCGAACTGGCGGAACGCGACCTCATCGCCGTTGATCTTGGCCCCGATGGTCTCCATCAGAAGCAGGGAAACCTCATGCACGCGCTGGGCGTTGCCCTGAGCGGTGCCGTCACCCGCCTGCACCTCGGGCCGCAGCAGCGTGACGCTGTTGGTGAACGGCAGGCCGACCTCGACAGCGAAGGCGTTGCGCGGCAGCGTGAAGGCGCCTCCCGTGATGGTGAACAGGCCCATGTAGACGCCGTCTGCCTTGACGGCTACCTGGCAGCCTTCCAGATGGCCCACGCCAGTCCATACCGCCTTCCCGACGCCATCGGCGCCGACGATGCCGCAGTCGGTGCAGTAGCCGTCCTCGAAACGCTCGACGTAGCGCTTGACCTGGCCATTGATCGTGCGCTTCACGATGGTCCAGACCTCGTCGCCGGTCGCGTTCGGGATGGATGCGATGGACTCATACAGACCATTCGTCGACTGCGGCGTCCAGGCGGTTACACCTTCATCACGGTCAATCGCCATCGTGGCCAGCTTGCCGTCGGCACGCACGCACCACAGGGTCGAACGCGGTTCCTGCTGGTAGGCCATGTCGGTGATGCCGGACAAGGTGATGTGCTCGGCCAGGACGGTCATGTCCGGGGCGTTGTAGGTATCGGTCTCGATGCGATAGGCAAGCGCGCGGATCTTGCGGCCTGCGCGCTGCACGAACAGCACCTCGTTTCCGACGCGCAGTGGCTTGACGCTGTTGCAGCCGTAGACCGATGGGCTCTTGGCCCGGACGCTGGTGGGCGTGAGAGGATCGCCGCTGCCGCCTTCCATCGTGTACTCGCCGCCATAGGTTAGGGGCATCAAGGCCGCGGCCGATGCCATGCGCTGGATCGGGTTGATCTGCCCGGTCGATGGCAGGGTGAAGCTGAAGGCGTCGTCGTCGTTGGTGCCGATGGTGAAGTCGAAGAAAAGGCCGGTCTTACTGCCCCATACGGTTTGAGGATACTTTAGCGAGCCGGCCACCACCAGCCGCTGCTCGTACAGGGCGCCCGTGCGGGGATAGCCATTCATCGCATTCCAGACGGATGCCTCGAGCGTCCAGGCGCTGGCCGGCGATGCGACAACAGAGGCCAGCTCTTCCTTGATAATCGCGGTGACGGTTTTCGCGTTGGTGAAGGCCGTGATCTGGATCAGTCCGGAATTCATGCGAACGAACTTGCCCACGTCTTCAAGACGGAAGGCGTCGACCGTTGTGGTCAGGGTGACGACCTTTCCGACTGGGTCCTTGTCCGTCGATGTGAGCGTGACTTGCGGCGAATCTTCCAGCACCCAGGCGTTGGCCGGAAGAGCGGTACCGGTAAAGGCTGTCTGATTCGTCACCAGCACCAGCACGTTGGTGATGAAGCTGGTGATCAGTGCAATGCCCGATTGGTAGGTGATGCGGCGGCCGACATCGCCAGCGAGGAAGGTGGCCGCGCTGGCCGTCATGCTGCGCGCGGTGCCAATGGTGGCATCCGACAGTGCCAAGGATGTGGCAAAGGTATGGCCGACTTCATCAAACGGCGCCACGGCGATAGGTGCCTGCTGTAGCGCCCACAGGTCAGACGCCAGGCGCTTGAGGGTGTGAATCGGTACGCCCTGATAGAAGATGAACATGGTGTCGGCGCCCTGGGTGTAATCCATCTCGGGCAGCATTGCCTCCGTGTAGGGCGTGACGATCTCGTAAGGGGTGCCGCCGCTAAGGACCTGGCCTCCGCTTTGCACATAGACACGCATGTACAGGTGGCCGAACTCCAGCATGTAGGCCTGGGTGGTGCTGAAGACGAATGGGACCAGGCGCGCGCGCTTGGCCGAGTCCTTGGTTTCGGCGATGAACGGCGCGCCGCTGCGCCGCTCGGCGCCGCCGTGGATGTTGACCAGGCAGTTCGGCATGGCCGCCGCACCGTTCTGGTAGCGCGCCACGTCGACGCGGCCGTAGCACTTAGGCGAGACTTCGCCAGCGGTGAAATTGGTTTGGTTGGTGGTGACGCGGGGCATGCTCGCTCCTATGTGAACCGTGATTCTGAGAACGTGCCGGATTCGAACTCTTCCGGTGGATCGTCCTGGCCGTCGATGGCCTTGGCAACCTTTAGCTCGCGCGCGTATTCGTCGCGGTAGCTGTCGCGCACTGATGTGGATGACGTCACGGCATAGGCCATCGCGGCGGCCATGGCCAGCTCCACCACGTGGATCAGGTTGGTGGACCAGGTGTCCTCGACGGCGTTGCGGAAGCAGTAGACCAGCGGCAGGACGGTGACGTTGGCCAGCAGGCGGTTGCGCTCGGACCGAAACGGGATCGGGTCCCCTGAATACCCGACCTGCAGCGTGCGCAGCCAGTCCCCCGGAAGCTGAAATTGCGCCGTGAAGTCGAAGGCCGGGGCGTTGGCCAGCGGCGCGAGAATCACGCGGTCGGTGGCGCAGTTCCAGCTGTGCAGGCGCAGGACGTCATCGCGCACGCTGGGGTAGAGGTTCGCCGCGATTCTCACATGCGGCTTGGGCTCGTCGAATGAGCTGAACGGCGCGCCGCCCAGCATCACCAGGGCGTTGGAGCAAACAGAAACTGAGCTGGTCATAACGGTCCTTCAAGAAAAAACCGGGGCACAAGGCCCCGGCGAAAGTACCCACTGAGGGCAGGAGACAACTGGAACGGCTAGTCGGTGACGTAGGGAATCTCGAACTTCATCACCTGATTGGCGATGCCGACCGCCACGCGCACCGTGGCGTACACGTCGACCTCTTCCAGGGTGACGTACTCGGCGCCGGCCGCGATCAGCACGCCGCTATTGGCAGCCTTGCTGTTGCCGGCTGCCGCGATGTCGATGCCCACGGCCAGGCCGTCTGCGTCGATCACCGTGCCGGTCAGGGTGCTGCGCAGGCCGATGTCGAGCACGGACGTTGCAGTGCCGGCGCCGCAGCTGACAGTGGCATGGTTCAGGATGCGGGCACCGATCGGCAGGCGGCCAATGAAGATCGTGTCATTGATGGCCAGTTGCGCGAATGCGGCCGGCATCTTGGCGGCCAGAATGCGCACGCGACCGTGTGCCTCGTGCGTGATCAGCTTGGAACGGGCGATGTACTTTGCGCCCTGGGTGGTGTTCAATTCAGCCATGATTGGCTCCTATAAAGTGAATGAATTCAGCGCGGCCCGAACTGGCGCCGCTATCGGGACTTAGACGAAGTCGATTTGCACCACTGCGTCTTCCCAGACCCGCACGGCGCCGAACGAACCGGCGGCCGATACCTGCATCAGGTCCTTCTTGTCGCCGCGGCGCTGGCTCTTGCCTTCGAAGAAGCCGGTGCCGTGGTGCAGTGCCTTCTTGGCCCAGGCCACAGCGCTGTACGTGCCGGCCACGTTCGAAACGCGCTCGTACGGTACCCACTGGAAGCCCATCCACTTGCCGGCGATGTTGCCTTCTTGCAGCATCTTGACCGCCATGAAGTCGGCGCTCGTCAGGGTGGTATCTGCCAGGATGTCCTCGAGCATTTCCGAGGTGTAGGTCAGGAACAGCTCTTGCGGGTCATCCGCTTCGCTGTCGCATTCGTTGGCGCGGAAGATCTTCTTGGCCGTGATCAGCTTCGCCTTGGTGAAGCCGGTGGCGCCGGCGACGATCTTCTGCCCGGCAGGCAGCACGATCTGGGCGCCTTCCTTGGTCTGCGAGTTGCCCAGCAGGGCGGCGTATTGGATGACGTCCTTGCGGCGGTTCCAGGCCGACAGCAGCGAATTCATGTACTCGCCGGTTGGGTTCGCGATCAGCTTTGGCTCGTCGGCGCGGTCGACCGGCAGCGCCTGGTAGAAGTCGCGCATGAGGGCCACGCGGGTGGAGTGGATGATGTCCGACCAGGTGGTGTCGCCGTGGCGGACGTTGTTTTCCGGGGTGTCTTCGAGGACGCCCAGCTTGTTGGCGGTGAAGGACTCGCCGACGATGTTTCCGCGGTCGTGAGTGCGCGACTCGAAGCGCGAGGTTTTCTGTTGGGCCTGCAGCTGGATCGTGGTGTCGAACTGCTGGACAAAGGCCTGGGTGATAGTTGCGGGCATGTGTATCTCCAAAAGGTGAGTGAAATTTCGCCTTCAGGTTGTCCGTCACCGGGCCTGTGCTACGACCCCGGCATCGGCTGTATGCGGGGCTGCGGGCTTGAAGGTTGTCCGCGCGCCAGTGCGGGCCTTGATTGCTGGCAATGATTGCGCTGTTGGGTGGTCGGAATCCCGACTATTTGCGTTGGGCATAAAAAAGGCCTGCACGCGGCAGGCCTTGGGTGGAACGCCTGAAAGATCAGGCAGCAGCTTCGGTGCCGTGTTTGCGGACGAAGTATTTTTGAACCGTGGCGCTGACCTTGGCATGGTCGACGTGGCGCGGGTTGGTGTAGGCCTCGGACGCCATCAGGGATTGGATATCTTCCTGTGACGTGGCGCCAACGGATCCAGCGCCAGGGTCTTCGTTGAACTCCGGGCCCAGCGCGGCCATCAGGCGCATGAACATCGGATTATTTCCAAGGCCGCCTGGGGCCATCACTTCGTCGATGTTGAGCCCCGCCTTTTGCGCGGCTGCGTTTGCGCCGGCGTAAGCGTTCCTTACGTTGCGGCTGAAGTCTGCGTCGGTAGCCCATGTCTTTTTCAATTCTGCCGTAGCGGTATTGGTGTCGAACTGCTGGGCGCCGGCGGCGAGCACTGGGGCCATCTCGAAGTACTTGCTCATAACGAAATCGACCTGCTTCTGGTTCAGGCCCTGCTCGAGCGCGCCGGTCAAGAAACCTTGCATGCCAGTGTCGGTCGCCGGGTCGAACGCTTCCTTGAGGTTGTCCGGTACCGTAACGACGTATTCGGCGGCTGTCTTGGGCGGCGCTTCGCCGGCACCGAAGCGCTTCTCCAGGCTGCCGTAGGCGTCGGCCATCTTGCGGGACGACGCGTCGAGATCCATCGTGCCGTCGTCCTTCATGACGCGCAGCTTCTCGGGGATGAAGTCCGCGGGCGCCTGCTCGCCGGTCGCTGTGGCGCCGGTGGCAAGTAACGAGGTTGCTGCAGCCGTGGTGGTGGCCGTCGTGGTCGTTGCGTCAGCCGTCGTGGTCGTGCCGCCGGCGCCGCCTTCGCCGCCTGCTTCTTCTCGATAAACGTAAAAGCGTTTCCTGATCATGCTTCTTCTCCTGGTTGTCGACTGCGAAAGTTGTTACCCGATTTTCAAGCGGCCAGCGCTCGGGATCGTGGCGCCGCTGGCCGAGCGGCGCAGCCGTCCGGTGCCGTAATAAAGCGAATTGGGGATCAGCGCGCCGCCGCTTGCATCTAGAACATACCGATCGGAGGCGCGCGCCCACAGCGTTGCCAGGGCAATCGCACCGGTTGCAGTCGGGTGCGTCAAGTCAGCCTGGTATTCGCCTATGTTGTCCATGAAGTAGTTGAACGCCAGCGTGTCGCCCTTGTAGACCGTGGTGCCATCGATCAGGGAGTCGATCTGGGCTTGATAGGCCTGCGCCAGCGCCACGCCCGCCGCCGTGGTGCCGCCGCTGTTCGCGCCGGCCGGGATGTAGGTCGGATACGACAGGATGACCTTGTAGCCGGCGCCGGTCAGGTCCGCGATGATGTTCTGCAGGTTCGTCTTGTACGTCGCAGCCGTCACCAGGTTCGACGCAGCTGCATCGTTCGCGCCGAGCATGATGTGCACGTGCGTGACGCTGGCGGCCGCGAATGCCGCCTTGGCGGTCGTCAGGTAGGCTTGCCCCGTGACCCATTGCGATGTCTTCGAGCCGCTGACCGCCGAGTTGGTCAGCGTCACGTCGCGGTTCTTGTAGGTCTTCTTCAGGATCGTGGTGAGTTGCGACACCGGGTCTTGACCAGCACTCAGCCCATACCCGAACGTGATCGAGTCGCCGATGAAGCCCCACTTTACCGCCGCCGCCTTTAGTGCGCCCGCGATCTGGTTGGAATCGACGGTGGCGGCCACATTATCGGTGGAGCGGCAAACGTAGTAGTAGGGCGTGTCGGCAACCAGTGATGCGGAATCGGCCAGCGTGATCGATGTTGCGCCGGCCAGCAAGTTGCCGGCGCCCGGCGTGAAGTTCGCCGTGGCGCTGCGATACCACTGATAGGTGTATGGGCCTGTGCCGCCGCTGGCCGCGCCGACGCTCACGTTGATGGTGGTATTCGTGGCGCTCGAAAGCGTGGCGGTGCCAGAGGTCAGCGAGCCACCACCGACAGCCACCTTGAACACGGCGCTTGCTACAGCGACATTGGATGCCGTAGTCCAGCTGGAGGTGGCCGTGGCGGCGGAAATGGGCGCTGCTGTGGTTTGCACCAGATAGCCAAGCGCGGAGCCGTAGCTCACACCGCCTGAGAAGGCTTGCTGGTCGCTGGTCGTGAAACCCGCCTGCGCGGCGAAAGCGGAGATGACCGTGTTGTGCGCAACGGCCGTAACGACAAGGCTGCTCGCGGCGCTCGGGGTCAGCGTGCCGGCGCCGACGCCTGCCACGGTCGTGGTAGCCGCCGTGCCACCCTGCTGGACGTCGAACGGGTCCGTCAGCAGCGCGCCGCTGAAGCTCGCCGCCTCGAAGGAAACGGCGCCGCTGGTCGCCGCCACAGTGAAAGTGTGCCCGGCGCCGACAGTCGCATTGAACGCGTAGTAAATCCGCACGCTCATGCCTGTATTGACCTGGGCAGTAAGGCCGAACCACGTATTGCCCTTGCTGTCGGAAATGGTCGGCGCCGCGCCGTACGCAACGACCATCACCAGGAGCGATGCTCCCGTGGTGTCGATGGCTGCGCTGGTCGCGCCGTTCAGTCCTGCCGCTGCAACGTGGGTGAGTGGTGAAAAGCTCATGGGCGGCCTTTACAAAGTGATTGGTGCTTGTGGCGCGAACAGCAGCGACGTGGCCGACAGCGCCACGCCCACGGCCTGCACCACGTTGCCAACGGTCGAGGGTGGGGTAATCGTTATGGCGCCGGGCGTCGTGTTGAGGTAGTAGGTGGCGCCGGGCGTCAGGCCCGCCAAGCCTGAGATGATCGAGCCGGTCAGGCTGTAGGTGGCGAGAGCCGCAGCCGCATACGGCGCCGCCACAAAGCCAACCGCTTCCTTGGCCTCGGCGGTGGCGTCAGCAAGAGCAAGCTGCCCATCAGCCTTCACGTAGACGATGCAGCGAATCGCCAGGTCCTCGGCGGCCACGGCTGATCCTGTGGGCGCGGATCCTCCGGATGCTGGCGGAGCAATCGGTGTCACGGTCCAGCCCAATCCGCCTAAAGTTGCGAGACTCATAATCTATTCCTCTTCGTTGACATCCACGCCGTGGGCGCGGTTGATCTGGTTGACAATGAACTCCAGCACGCGGCGCTGTCCGTCACGCTGGTAGGTTTCGAGCACCGCGTCGATGCCGCCCTTGACGACGGCAGGGCGGGCAAAGGTCAGCGTCAGGTGCTCAAGAATGGCGGCGCCGCGCGTGTCGTCCTCGAATAGCGCGGCGTATTCCTTTGGGCCCGGGTTGCTCATGCTGGCGCCATGTTCTTGGCCATCTGCGGCGCGACCTTCTCAGCCATGGCGGCCTGCTGCTCCTGCTGCTGCGCCTCCTGCTG